AGGAAGAGCAAGCCCGGGGTTGCGGCAAAACCAGAAAAGAAGGGGAACATAGAGAGTGGTCTCAGGAAGGGCCTTGCGAGGGGCACAGACCTGGGCGGGTCCACCGGCGGCACAAGGACCAGAGACGTCAGCGAAGTCGGGGTCAGTGACGTAGGTAAGTTGAGTGGTGTTACCAATCATCTTGTAGTAACCAGATTGGTGCTCACTGGAAAGGGTAAGTTGGTTCCAGATGTGCATCCAGTCACCGTATTGACGGTCAATGCGTTGACCACCAATCTCAACCTCAACTTGGGCAACAAGTTGCTCACCGATGAAGTCCAACCAACGGGCATAGACACCACCATCACTCATAGATTGGTTAATCTCGGGGAGAGTAACTTGAAGGTATGTACGGTGGGCAAGGTCACCGTTACGGCTGATTGTGCATGTTACACGGCGGCCGAAATCGGCTTGACCGGAGAATGTTTGCTCAATGGATTCCATGGCAAAGTTGGTGTGGCGTCTGTANGACACCTTCCAGAAAGTAATCTCAGGGGTTCCGGTAAGGAACACGTCTTGTGCGCCATAGGCGACGAGTTGCATTAAACCTCCAGCCATTATGTATGGATTATAAGGTATACAAAGAAAATAATTTGAGAGAAATAAATAAAAAGAAAATGAATACTTCTTTTTATTTCAAATATTCCTAAATAAATCACTACTTGGTTATCCATTACAAATTATTAACAACAAATATTTATGATTTACCTATTTCAGGTTTTCATGTTTCTTATTCATAATGTGCAGAGAAAATAATCTACATCACAGTTTTTGTTATGTATGAGCAATCAGACTTAATACTAAACTTGACTACTCAAAACATAATCGGTGGACAAATTTGATGCAACAAATGTTTCTAAATAATTCTCCTGAAATATTTCTTGGCGGTTTTCATGTTTTTTAGTGAAAATATAAGATTCTTGCGATTTGCGGACTGTCCAACCTTGTTCCAGAGCATTCGTTATAAACAACATTTTCTGGAAAGCTGGTTTTGATATATGAATATTATCTGGCAATCCTATTGTTTTAGATGAAGACATTTCTATAATGTTGGTTTAGACAGAATTTTATAAACAGTTACGAGTTTGTTTTTTTATCTTGAATATATAAATACTATGCCGCCAAAACCAAAGATTAAGATAAAAGTTAAAAAATTATCAAAAAAACAATTAGAAAAAAAAGCAAATGCTTCTATATTAGATCTTGAAAAAACATACAGTGAGTTTCAAGCAAAATTTCAAAATATTATAAATAAATGCAAAGAAAAAATAGTAAATAAAGACAAAATAAGGGAAGATTTATTTAATACAGTGCATTCTATTTCTTTCTTGTTAAGTAAAGCTGTTCCATTAGAGTTACGTAATTCACCGAATGACCGTTCAAAACAACTTAAAAACTTATTAAATACCTGGATTAAAGAATCTTCTTCAAAGAAAGATAAAGGGAAATCTATTTCGTATACTTCATTAATCAAATCATTTATAGAAACAAGTCTAACACCCGAAGGTACAGTACGTTTCAGTCGTACCAAAAAAAATTCTGGTTCGGTTTACAGAGCATTAGATGTACGTAATATCATTAACCCAACTGCAGATGATACACAATGTGATATAGCTTTTGAAACAGAACAGTGGCCTGCCACTCATAAATGTTATATATGTGGATTATGTTTACATAACATGCAATCTGATAATTGTGGAGCACCATGTGAACATTTATTAAATATATATCAAGTAATGATAACATTTGGGTTTATTGAAATTGAAGATAGAATAAAATTTGATATTAATAAAAATGATAAGACAAATATATATGCACCTTCTTGTACCTGTTGTAATAGTGAGAAATCCAATATCGAGATTATTTCTTTTAAAGATAATAAATGGCAAGTTAATGAAAAGAATGTAGGTAAGATATTGAATCAAGTAGTAAATTCAAAAAGAGAATGTTGTTATAAAAATGGACATCCAGAGGAACCAAAAGATAAAAAAAGAGATGACCAAGCTATATGGGTAAAGCCAAGTACAAAAGATAACGATAAATGTAGTAATAGTGTACCTTTTCCAGGAGAAAAAGAAACTCGACCTTTATACGATTATAGTGACGACACCATAAATGACCGTAAAACAGAAATAGTTAAAATGTTACAAAAACGTGTATATAATTTAAACCAAAAAGTACCTCGTCCAAAAGCTACAAGCAATTTATCCTATCTTAATGCAATAATACAAATAGCTACTTTTTTTACCCATATTTCTTTTAATGCATATAAAAAGATTGCAATGGAAATGGCTGGACGTACACTTGGTGGTGCTCCTCCTGCTGCTGGTGCAGGTGAAGATACTGAAGATAGTGATTACGAATTATGTAGTGATACAGATACAGATTGTTGCGATACAAATGACCGTGATTGTTTTAATATTGAATTTAAAAAATTATTTGAAATTTACTTTTGGAACGAATTTAAAAATGTTGTAAGGAATACAGATTTTATAGATACATCAACCACCGACGCTAATATAAATTTACTTATTTCCACTTTATCAACTAATAATACAGAAATTATGAATATTACTACTGATGATACAAAAATTGTATATGATTATTTATTGAAGGAAGACCATAGAATACAAGAAGAGGTTGAAAAAGATAATCAAGTATTGCAAGCCCGGAATTTTAAAAATACAATGCTTGATCAATTGCCAAAAACTGAAGATTCTGTAGAAACTAATAAAGGTTCACCAGCAATTGAGGATTCAACAAGTGATGCTACTATAGGCAGCCCAGACACCGACACAGATTCTAATGAAGAACCCGATGATAACAAAAACCTTCCAATATTTAATCCATATGAATACGGGCTTAGCAGTGATAGTGAATCATTTGGTACAGAGGATATTCAGGGTGATAATAGTAGTGAGAGTCAACTTCATGGTTTTAGCAGTGGTGATGATAGTCTAAATAATCCTGATGCTGCAGCTGATGCTGAAGTATCAGATATTCTTGAACCAAATCAAAAAAGTCAAAAAACAACACCAGGTAGTACACCAGGTAGTAGAACAGGTACTACACCAGGTAGGTCTCGAAGCCAAGGTTCTTTGCGTTCAACTTATGACTTAGGTGGGAAAAAAACACGTAAAAATAAAACAAGAAAGCAAAGACAAAAGAAACAGTCCAAGCGTATTTCTTATGTAAAAAATAAGCAAACTCGCAAAAAATCAAAAAATAATAAAAAATCAAAAACGAAAAAAGCAACATAAAAACACATAGTTAATTAATACAACCTATTTCGTATGAATTCGAACCAAAAAAAGGGTAATCCACAAAAAACAACAGGATTACGAACAATCGACATCAAACACACTGAACTATTAGATTCATTTCACAAGATAGAAACAGAAACGATTCCAAAATTGGTTGAGGAAAAAGAGAACCTAAAACAGAAAATAAAAACTTTACATAAAAACCAGTATGATGAGTACATGGATATGTGTGATAGAATTAAATCAATCAAGGGTGAAATAAAAGAACTTACTCAGCAAAAAAAGGAATATTTACTTAACAATTCAAAACATGTATTTGACTATTTTGAACAAAAGAAGCAAATTTCTGTAGATTCTAATACAGTGAATCAAAATTCCAATGTTCTCAACTCCTTCTTTAAAATTAAGGCAACCAACCAAGTATCGGGTGATTTGAACAATGACAAGTATGCAAAATCCAAACAATCTTACCAGCATTATTGGCGAAATGTTACTAATGAAATTACTAACATTCAGGATTTTGTTGTTTCTACCGATGTATGTGATACATGTCATAATGGAGAACTAATTCCACAAGACGAAGAAGGGATATTAATATGTAATAATACGGCATGTGGTAAATTTATAACTTACATCATAGATAGTTCCAAACCAACCAATAAAGAACCACCAAATGAAGTATCATACACAGCTTATATTCGTTTAAATCATTTCAAAGAAATCTTATCACAATTTCAAGCAAAAGAAACCACCCAAATACCAGATGAAGTCATGCAGGATATTCGTGCAAGAATAAAAAAGGAACGAATTACCGACATGTCGTTAATCAATTACGATAAAATGAGGGAAATATTAAGAAAATTGGGCTATAATAAATATTTTGAACATATTCAATACATAAATTCTATGTTTGGTATTAAACCTCCAGTAATGAATGAAGAGTTACATGAAACATTATGTGTATTATTTATTGAAATACAGAAACCATGGGCGGTGCATTGTCCACCAAGCCGAACTAATTTTTTCAATTACACATATACGCTTCATCAATTATGTGTATTGTTAGACCAAACCCAATATTTACCCTATATTCCTATGATGAAAGACCGTGAAAAACAATTGGAACAGGATATGATATGGAAGAAGGTATGTAATGATTTAGATTGGCAATACTTTCCAACAGTATAACATTATATTTGGAACATCAAATATAATGTGTAGGGGGTTTACAGTTCAGGTGTATATTTCAAATAATAGTGCATAATAATATCATCGACCAGTTCCCACTCGTCAACCGCCAAGTCATTTGGTCCGTCAAACTCATCTTCGTCCACATTAGCACAGTCATCTCCTACAAAAAGAGAAAAACCTTCGTCTTTGATTTCTACAATTTCTTGGTCGCTTAATTCATTCGTATTAATGTCAACTTCCATATTATTATGAAATGCAATAAATTCACGTATATTTTCATACCATGTTTCTTTACATGCAACTGTATGATATAATTCATATATATGTTCATTAAAAATCATATGTAAACTATTATTAATACGTTCACATTGATACGGTGTTATTGGTGCGCGCCATATTGCGTGACATTTTTCATGTTCAGTAAACCCAGGAAAGGGTTCGTTTACGTCGTTAATCTCAACACTATTAAATATAGTATTTTGTTTATCATTGAATTCTTTTTGTGCTGCAATTCTCTGGTCATACCAATTCGATAACCGTTCCCTTTCTTGTTTTTCTGCAAGTTTTACACTCTGTGTTTTTGCATTATTTTCTTTAATAATATCACTTGGTTTTAAATTCAAATCTTCTTCATCAGAACTTATAATATCTTCATCAGAACTTATAATATCTTCATCAGAACTTATAATATCTTCATCAGAACTTATAATATCTTCAACAGAACTCATAATAATATATATTAATACTATTAATCTATATTATTTATGTCAATTATTCAAATTATATATATTGTATGGTGTAATTAAGCAGCAAGACGGATACCACCAACAAGAGTACTACCAAGAGTCATACCAGCACCATTTCTTGCACTTGAACCCATGGATGGGATAAATACATCAAGAATGCTAAATGTAGCGGCGGCAGTTAATGCAATAATAACAATTTCTTCAACACCCAATGCCTTCTTAGGGATTAACATGGCACAAATAGCAACAGCTAAACCTTCAATAAGGTATTTGATAGCACGTTTCAAAAGCTCATTCATGTCAAACAATTCTGTCATTTGTATGATATATTATATTACAATAAAATAATTCAAACTAAATCAAATATCAAAATATAATGTTATCCAGAAAACACTTAAATATATCATTTGAATACAACATATAATGGCAACGTT